GACATCGAGGCGTGGTCGGCTGTCGCCAATTCACTTGATTGGCCTGCGCTGGCGTTCGCGTCGGCGGAGGCGCGTTCAGATCCGATCGAGGGGCATATATCCGTCAGCAACGTGCTGGTGAGCTTCGGCACAGTCACGGCGCAGGTGTTCAATTCGATCGGCGGGCCGGACGAGGTAGCGATATCGGTCGACCCGACGTTTAAGCGAGAGGTCGGCTTGCTGAAACGCGACGCGATGAATGTCGTCGACGAAAGTATCCTGTTCATTGGCCGCGAAAAGGACGGCGCGCGCAGTCCGTATATCATGGTTGGCTTGCAGCCGCGCCGCATCACTCACCCCGGCCTAGTCGCGCGCCTCTGCGCGATGACGGACGACGAGGTCGAACTTTTGCGGACGTTCGTGGTCGGCTGGCGCGATAAGAAACTCTGGGTCGTCCGCATGCCAGACGGCGGGCCGTCGATGGCTTATGACGTTGCAACCGGCACGTGGGCGGAGTGGACGACATTCGACGCGACTATCCTCAATATGGGATTTTGCTGCGCGTTCGGCGGTCAAATCGTCGTCGCGTCGCCCGACGACGGCGTCATCTACACGCTGGAAAAAGACGCGTTCGACGACGCGGGCGAGCCCATCGAGCGCGTGATTTCGTTTCACGTTCCGGTAGCGGGGCCGGTGCCGATTGACAGCATAGCGCTCGACATCAAGTGCCACGGGCAGCCGTTGGTCGATGGCGACGGCGAAAAGTTCATTCCAAAGGCGCTGGTGCGCTACTATTTCGACGGCGGCACGCTCGATAGCGTCACCGAATGGAGCGACGAACGCATCATCGACCTGCCGGCGGCGGGCGATTACGGCATCCCCGCGCCAGAAACGCGCTTTGGCCTGGCGCGCGGCGCCAACGGCTTTCTGGTCGAGGTGACGATAACGGACCCTATCGGGTTCGCGTTCTATGGCATATGGGTCAATGAGCTGCCCGAATGAGCAACGTTCAGCCGCTCCACATCGACCGCGCGTTCGCCTATGCGACCGTCAACGGCAAGCGTGTCGATATCTACCCGACGCACCAATACGTGATGGCGTTCAACGCACTGTTGCAGCGCACCGGCGGCGCCTACACTGACTTGATTGCGGCGGCGACCGCCACTGCAAACCAAGCGGCGGCGACCGCGGCATCAGCGGCGGTCGCCGCGGTCGCGGCGTATGACGCAGGCGCGCCGACTAGTTTCGCGCTCGACCCGGCAAGTCCGATCGTCGTCCGCGCCTTATCGGCGCAAACAGCGAGCGCCATCGTATCCGCGCATACGCGAACTCCGGCCGGTGGCGGTGCAATCGCGCTTGATGCCGGTAGCGTCGATATCGCGCGCGGCGTGGCTTATTCGATTTACTACATCGACCCGACTGACGCTGGCGGGTCAGTCACCTATTTGGCGACAACCGACGTCAGCGTTGCGGGCGACTATGCCGGCGGCGCTCGCATCGTCGGCGCGGCATTCCTGCCGGTCGCTAACGACGTCTGGAACGGCGCCGGCGCAACGCCGTAGCGCATCAGAAATCACAAGGGGAGTAGCATGCAACGTCCTGGCTTGGACGCGCTTTCGCGCGCGCTCGACGACGACATCATCGCCATTTCGGGCGCCAAGCTTCAATTTAATCGCGCCGGCACATCCGACCCGCTGGCGGTCTATGACTCGCCAGATCTCGACAGTTCGCTCGGCTACATCATCACGGCCGATGCCGCAGGCGCATTTCCGTCGTTCTGGTTCGATCCGACAAACGATTACGACGCGGTTCTGCAACAAGCGGACGGCACGCACATCAAGACGTTCGCCAACATTAGCGTTGGCACGACCGCGCAATCCGGCCGGCGGGCAGAGAATGGCGCGCCGTCTTACGCGCTGTTCGATTACATGGAGCCAGCCGCGCGCGCGCGTGTCCTAGCGCGTGACTGGACGGGCGACATTGCGGCGGACATGCAGGAAGCGGTCAACGCCGCCGACTTGATAATGCTGCACTCCGCCACGTACCCGCTGGTTGGCCAGGTCAGCGGCGATCGTTACACGTTCTATGGTGAGGCGCGGTTCGCGGAATCGCTCGAACCCTATGGCCTGGGCGGCGCAGTGGTCGACCTCTCGTCAGAGGACGACACGCCGTTTCTCATTGGCGAAGGCGTGACACATCAAGCGCTTGCGCTGAACTACGTCGACCAGCGCGATACGACGGCCGGCGTCATCGAGTACCCGGTCACATATCAGAACATTGACGACACGACCACGGTCGCAGGGTTCGAGCTCAAAGACATCGTCGTTCTCGGCGCGTATGACTTTGTGCAAATCGGCGGCATCGAGACGTTCAATAAAGGCGGGCAGATCGACTTTACCGGCGTCCGCGGTGCAATTCTCAATCGCGCTTTCACGTTCCAACACATCCCCGACATCGTCCATTTCAACCACTGCAAATGGTCATGGGGAATCATGGGCGATGAGTTCAACCATTTCGGCAATGGGGGAACGGGCGCTATCCTAGACGTCGTCTCGATCACGCGCACCGGCTCGACCGCTGACGCCACGCTCGACGCTGCGCACGGTCGCGCAGTCGGTGACACCGTCACTATCCGCAACATGGATCAAGCCGCTTACAACGTCGAGGACGTCGAGATTACCGGCGTCCCGGCCGCAAACCGCATTCAATACACCGTTGTCGGAACGCCGACGACGCCGGCAACCGGTGACGGCAAATGCCACGTGTTTCCGATGCGCGATTTCTACCGCGACAACGCAACGTGGATGTATGTACCGGGCAACGGCTCGACGACGTCACTGTCGACCGTACCGGTGGACGGGCTCGAAATCACGGCGAACCATTTCCTTGGTCAGAAAACGCTTTTCTACATTGAAGGCGAAGGCGCCGACCCGCTGAACCCCACCGGCGGTTTCCTGCAGATCGTCAATATGACTGGCTGCATCATCGACCAAATCCAAGAGCTTCTGCACATCGAGCCCGGCGGCGCGGTGAGCGTGTTCAACGTCACCGGCATCAACGGGTTTCAACTCCGCATTAAAGACGACACTTGGTCTGGCCCACTGGTCTATATTGAGGATCCCGCGCCGGGGCCGGGCAACGCCTCGCTGACCAGCGTGCGCCTGACCTCGTTCGACATGGGCTTTATGAATGGCACGCTTTCCGACATTAGCGGCGACTATTTCCGCGCGCTGACGGTGCAGGGCTTCACCTGCCCGGCATGTTGCCACTCTACCGAAAACGGCGACCGGATATTTAACACCATCGACGCACCGGACGGCGATTTCGTGTTTTCCGAAATGGATGTGAAAGCCTCGACGCGCGGCGGCACAGTCACCGGAACGCGGACGTTCGTTCACATCATCAACGCGCGCAGCGTGCGCGTCGATGGCGTGTTCGAGGACTGGGATTGCATCATCAAGAACGACAGCAAGACGTGCCAGGTCGACGGGCACATCGACTCGTTTGGCGATAAAGGCGACGCCATCCAAGGCGCGTATGCCGGAAACGTGCGGATTGATCCGCGCAGCGAGATCGAGAGCATGCCGACGCTCGCTCATTTGCGCGGTGAAAGCCCCGTCATTAACGGCGCGTTCGACTTGTGGCGACGCGGCGCGACCTCGTTCGTGTCCGGCGCGATACAATTCACTGCCGATCGTTGGAAATTCGTCCGCGGCAGCGCCGCAGCCGGCGCAACCCTTAGCCGGCAAACGGGCTTTAATGACGCTCGCTACAGCGCACGATTGCAGCGAGACAACGGAAACAGCGGCGTTGAGCCGCTTTATTTTTGCCAGCAGATCCCGACGCAAGATTGCTTCCAGTATCAGGGCGCGGATTTCTTTGTCGGCGTCGACATTCGGAAGGGCGCAAATTTCAGCGCAGCCGATGGCATCCTTACCGTTCGCGTTTTCACCGGAACCGGCGCCGACGAAACCGTCAATGTCGCAACTGGCTTTGCGACTGGCAACGTGACCCAGGACAAGACAATCGCGCCGACGACGACGGGCGAACGTTTCGTCGTCGGGCCGTTCGCCATTGCCAGCGGCGCAACCGAAATCGCTTACGAGGTGACGTTTACGCCGGTCGGCACCGCTGGCGCCGCTGACTATGTCGAACTGACGCGCGTATCGGCTGGTTTCCTCGCCACGGCGCAAGACTACGTCGACCGGCCGCTGCAACAGGAAGTCGCGCTTGCCGAGTTCTTTTATCGCCGCGTGGGCCGCGACCTTATCGGCCGGTGGTCTAGCGCGACGACTGTCGTGCTGCATGGCATCTGGAATATGTTCAAAACGCCAACGCCGTCGCTGGTGTCGACAACGCCAATCGTGGCGGAGGTCGGAGTCGCAAACCGCACCGGGACAGCCTCGACGCTCGTCGCATCATCCGGCGGGGCGCGTGGCGGCTTCTACACCATCGACGGTTTCAGCAGCGCCACGGGCGGCAACCTCGCTTGCGGGAGCCAGGACGAAATCCTTATCCTCGACGCGGAAATCGGGCCGTGATCACTCGATGTAGGCTTGCTCAAAAGCCTGCATGATCTTGGCAACGTAGCCGGGCTTCACATGGCGGAAGTCCGGCTGCCAGGCGCTGTGCGGATCCGCGAGCGTCACCATTTCGTAGCTTGGAAAATAGTCGATGGCGGCGTCATCGCGCGCGATGTCCTGGGCGACCGCGCGCAACACCGCTTTGGAATAAGCATTAGCGACGACGACATCGTCACCAGAGAACGTCGACGCCATCGGCACTGGCGAAACCGTTACGATCAATTTCAGGTCCGGCTTGCAATTCCGGCGCAGGAGTTCAATTAGGGACTGCATGGCGCGACGGTTTTCCATGTAGTCCGTAACGCGCAACTCAAACCGGTCGCCCAGGAACTGACCCCAAGGCGGGATGTTCATGTAATCGCCGGTCAGCCTGTCGAACCAAGTTTCGACGAGCCCCAGCGTTATGAATATCGCGTCGGCATCGGCGGCGCGGCGGTGATAGTCGATCACAGCGAGGCGCTGCGCGAGCATGTCCTCGCGTGTGTCGGCTTGGCCATGACCGGTGAAGTCGATCCACCGCGCGCCGTGCTGGAAAATGTTGGCCGCGTCGTATTGCTTTTCGAACGCGAAACGGAAGTCGCCCGCGATAGCGTGTGTCGTGTAGCGATTTAAGACCGGATCATCGACACCTTGCAGCGTTCGCCGCAGCGGCTGCGCGGCGCCGCTTCGGCTGAACGCGCGCTCGATCTCACGCGCGAAGCACGAACCAGACGTGAACACCTGCGCGCCGCGCGGTAGTTTGAACTTTGGGCGAAGCGTTGGCGCAGGCTCTTGCTTGAACACACGGGCCGCGCCGTGGCCTTCCTGAAATGTCTCATAGCCGCCGGCCGGCGCTGTTTCGCTGGTCGACCAGACGGATTGCGGTTCGCTGGCCTTGAACCGCCGCACCGCCGCCTTGCTCGTTAGTGTCAGCATCGCCTTTACCTGTCGTTAGAAGGAACGAAACTCGTTCGTAACTGTACGAAACGCAATATGCGCGCCTGTTAATTGGAGTGCGTCGCAATGGTTCAGTGGTTGTTCACTTTTGGCAATGGCGTCTTGGTCTATGTCGTCTTGCCGGTGGTTGTCCTTGCCCTGCTGCTGTTGGCGCATCCAGCAACGCGGCGCGACCTGATCGAGAAGGCCGGCATTGTTCGCGGCATGCTCGACGAGCTGGTCCGCGAGTTTGGGCCAGTGCTGGCGACCTCGACCGGACGCAACGCCGCACTGCTTGGCGTAACTGGCGCACTAGGCGCGTTCATGCCGGCGGCTTTGGCAGAGAACGGCGCTAAGGTGATCATCGTCGCCGCGCTGGTCTGGTATTTCATGCGCACGATCGAGGGCCGCAAGCGCGCCGCCGGGCCGATCCTTACGCCGATGGACCGCAACGCCATCCGCGACACGGTCGCGCCGCCGGTCGACAATCGGCCGCAACAGGAAATGGCCGACGATTACCCGGCATTCGACGGGCCGGACGCGCCGCGGGTGCATCGGTTGGATCCTTATGGCGGGAACCAACAAGGGGTTATTTTAGCTGCTGGCCAGCAGATATCGGGGCAGGCGTTTCCCAGCGTGCAGGAATACGATCGCTATTTGCGCATTTGTCGTGCCGGCGTTGACCCATATGTCGCAGTCCGCATTGCAGCACAAGGCGAACAAGCAACGCTCGACTATCTCAACCGCCGTTCTTTGAGGGAACGCGCCAACAAAGCTGGCGCGGCTGGTCAGTCGACATCGACAACCCGAACCAAACCGACCGTGGTCAAAGGCGCGCGCCGCCCACCGCGCAAGCCGGCCGCTAAGGCGAAACCGGTCAAGTCGAAGGCCAAGGCCAAGAAAACCGCCAAGCGCCGCTGATGCTTGGCCTAAACAGCATTATCGCAAAGGGCGCGGCGCTTGCGGCGATTGCTGCAAGCGCCGCCGCCTTTTGGTTCTACGCCGATGCGGAGCGCAAAGCCGACCGCATCCTCGAACTTGAGATCCAGGCTTGGTCGCGTGACGCCGACATCCGCGCCCTATCCCAGCGCGGCGACGGCGTTCAGCGCGTCGAGATCTCATATCGTGACGCAATCCAAGGACTCGACCCCAATGCGCTTTCCGCGATCTGCCTCGCTGAGCTTGGCCCTACTTACGATGCCGTTGAGCGCATGCGAAACGATGCGCGCAGTCGAGCCGCCGGCAGAACTTCTGGAAGATTGCCAAGGGCCGGTGTTGACGCGAAATCCAGTGACTGACCTGCCCGCGTATGAACGCGCACTCCAACTCTGTAACGAGGACAAGGCGGCGTTGCGCACCTGGCGCGACGCACTGCGCCGCAAGGCGCTCTAATGCCGGTGTCGGAAAAGGCTATCGCCAGCCTAGCGGCGAAAATCCAAGCCGAAAAAGGCGTGACGCCAGAGGAAGCGGTAAAGCGCGCCAGGCGTTGGGCTCAGAAAACCGATAAGCGGAACGAGGAACGCGCCGCGGCCCATGGCAAGCCGGCGGACCCGAACGTATGTTGCTGTCCGTCGCCGCGCTGTCGTAAGCGCGAATGCGTCGAACGCTACGCCGCCGAACGCCGCAAGAACGATGCTGCCTATAGCGGCAGTTCTGGAAATTGGTGATAGCGCCAATGGCATCGCGTAAAACCACCGCGCAAATTGCGCCTGATGCGCCGCAGGCGGCAACGTTGGCCGGCACGGACGCAAAGCGCCTGACGCCAGAAACCGCCGCCAGCGGCCCGCACGTGACGATATGCCCGCCTCGCTATGCGCGCGGGTTCGGCCGCGCCGCTGACCTGGGTTTGCCTGGCGGCAGATATGTCGACGGCCGGCGCAGGTCGCCGCCTAGCCAATAAGCGCGACAGCCGCCAGCACGACGACGAACGCAATCGCAATCCAGCCGCCGACGTTTTCGGTGTCCAAGCGCCGCTGCGCGATCGAGCGCGTATCGTCAGCAGACCTCAGACGCAACGCGGCTGCAAACAACGCGAGCGCCAGAAACGCGAGTGCGCCGCCCGCGTCTGTCGTGTGAAGCGCAATTGCGGCGCCGATGGCGAGGAAGCCGGCGGCAATAGAAGCCTGCCTGATTTGCGCGCTTTTCATCGTTAGACTCCATTGTAACCCGTTGATTGCGTTGAACGCGAACAGACCGCGAATTGTCTAACCAAACCTAGCAAAATCAACGCCATCGGGTTGGGCGTCATAGTTTCGATCCCTGTCGCGCCCACCATCAAAAGCCTTATAAATCAAGGCTTTTTGCCTCGTCGTTAAACCGCATCGTTAGACTTATTCATGCAATCCGTCGTCCTCAACGTCCTTGATAAACGCTTCAACGCGTTTGCCGAGGTCGTGAAACTTCCCCTGTATCGGCTTCCCGGTTCCAGGCTCGTACTGCGCGGGCTGCGAACCAAGAAGCGCGACCATGGCGCGCAATTCTCCCTTCGCGCGTTCCCACTGGACCGACTTTAGCGCTCCGAAAATGTCCGGTGTGCGTTCGCTCATTTCAGCAACCCTCTGGCGGTTTGGATCTCGACCGTGATGGCCGCGCTTTGTTGAATGTAGGTCTGGCGGTTTTGCGAGCTGTCTTTGTGCGCGGTCAGGTGGCGGATTTTGTCGGTATCGACGCCGCTTTCCTCCGCTTCCGTCGCCGCACTGTGGCGCAGGTGGTCAAATACTCGATACGGACCCTCGCTGGCGACGACCTTTTCCCGCAACGTCACCAGATGGCCGCGCAGGCGCGCGTCGTCCTCGACCGGCCGGTACGGCGCGCCGAACGGATCCACGATAAAGAACAGCGCGCCATTGCCGTCGATTTCAGCCAGCAGGTCCGCGCTTAGCGGAATGAACGTCGGCACGCCGGTTTTGCCGCGATCGAACTCGACGCCTCGATACACGGCGCCGGCGATTTCGCGCTCGACGAGGTGTTCGCGCTTGTTCCACGTCACGACGTCGGTGGAGTCGGCGCTGGTTTCATACATCAGCCGAACCATGATCGCGCCGCCGGGCCATGTGCGGAGCGCGCTTTCATTACGGCCGACATTCGGCGGACGCCAGGCGCGCACGCTGCGCGCGGTGTCGGCATAGGCAGCGACGTCAGCACGCGTCCAGCGCTCGACCTTCACGCGCCGCCCGCCTTTGACGCGCTTGCGCTTCTGGATTTTGACGGCGTCCAGCGGGTTCGTCGAGAGTTCGCTTTCCTCTAACGCGATGCCGAACAATTGCGAGAGCGCGCCGCGGACGTTCTTACGCTGGCCCGGCTTGGTTTTATACATGTCGAGGAAATCGCGGATCTGCGCTGGCGTGATCGAGCGCACATGCGCGTGCCCGACAGTGATCGACCACGCGAACACAGGCCGCAGCGCCGACACATAGAACTTGCGCGACCGCGGGTCGATCTGATGCCACGCCTCGCTACAGCCTGACGGGTGCTGCGCGTCGCGCATCGGCCCAGGATCGACGGCGATATCGGTGGCGGAAATGCTGCCCTGAACCGCCTCGACGAGACGCGCGCCGCCCCACTTGCGAATAAGCCAAGGTATCGAGCCTTTGCGCGTCGTCGCCGCCGGCAGCGATGAAACCGCCGCGCCTTTGCGCGTCGCGTTCAAAGCCTCATAGAGCGCGCGCGCGTCAGCCTGCACCGCCGCGACCTCGATCGCGTTGGACAGGTCGACCGGCTTCTTACCGACTCGCGGTAGCGGGATTAGAGACGACCAGCCTTGCGGGCGGAGCTTCGCCGGGACTTGAAAGTACACGTGTTGGCGCCCGTCTGCGCGTGGCGCGCGGACGGTTACGTAGTAACCCAGCCATAGCGAGGCGGATGGCATCGTGGTTGACTGTCCAGACTTCCGTTTCGGGCTCGGCATAAGCAACACCAGAAATAGCCGCGTCAACATCGCGGGCGCGCCAACGGTCCTTTTCGACCGGCTTCGGAAACTCGCCAGCGGCGATGCGGCGGCGTAGCGTTTGCCGGGACCAGCCCGTCCGCTGCATGATTTCCGCGCCGGATACCCAGCGCTCGGCATGGCGAGAGACGACGCTTTGCGTCGCCGCGTTCTGCGCGCTGGTTGCCCCTTCTGGTGTGCGTCTCGCCATTCGACGCAACATAGTCGTCGTTCCATAAGGAACGGTATTCGTTTGGTTATTTTGAGCCTAACGCCGCGTTGGCAGAGCTTTAAGGCGAAGGCGGTATTTAACAAACTTCGGCGGGGCGCGCCGGGATAGGACGGCGCCGCCGGTTGGCCTGAAAGCCAACTCATGCGGGCCACGTGGCGCTTGTCGCGGCGCACGGTTCGGTAAACCGCATCAGAGGGCGACCAGCGCGGGGGCGTTGGTCGCCCTCGTCGTTTCACGCGCTGAACTGAACGCCAGCCGGCGGGCCATCCAGGGCTGCTGGCGGTGTCGTTTCCAAGGTGAACGGGGCGCGTAGGCGCGCGCGGCTAGGTCGGATCATTTTATTGACCTCAATAAGATGATCGATGCCACGTGGCGAGCCTTGAAAACCAAGGGCCGGAGCCCGTCCGGCGCGCACGTGGCCGCACGTGGCCGGCGGCGGTGGTTAAGCCGGGATCGCTGGCGAACCGCCGGACGCATCGAGCCCGCGCGCGACCAAATCGGCAGCCTGAAACCCTACAATCGCGGCAGCGACCAGAGGCGGGATTGCGCGTCGTCCCGCCTCGAAAGCCCGTATAGCGTCGCCGCCGTTTCTGGTGCGATAAAGGCGGGCGCCTAACTCATCCTCGCTTTGCCGCAGATCGCGGGTGCGGATGGTGCGTAGGGCTTCGCCGGACAGTGTGAACATGCGCGCCGGTCCTCTTGGTTTCGGCAACGCATTGTTAAGCTCTAAGTGTAAACAAGCGGTAAAGAGTATTAGCGCGCGTTAGCTATTGGAACGAGCGAACGCCGTGGCGCGCCGGGCGCGTTCGTTCTCCAAACGCTTCTTGACGCTGGCGGCTGCCGATATGCCGGCGGCGATAGCTTCATCACTCATAGCGGCGACATCGAGCGTGTCAGCGTCCAAACTGAATGGGGCAGGAGCATTAGCCCCTTGGCGGCGTTTGAGTTCGGCTTCGATGTCAGCTGCGCGCCGCGTCTCGGCTTCACTGCGCAAGCTTTCGTCGACCCACCATGTTGCGATTTCGCAGAACGCCACGCCGATCGAGACGAGCCAGGCGACCAGCGCTAAAGGCCACGAACCCGACAGCATGCCGGTCATGTCGAAGGCATTGTGCAGCGTGTAGGCGGTGAACGCGCCGCCTGCGACCACGAGGCCAATGGAGAGTTTGCGCGAAGCGTCGAGCTTGAACGACTTGGCGCGGCGGATGGCGCGCGCGCCGGTGGCGGCGACGTATTGCATGACACCGCCCAGCGCCGCCAGCAACAGGAAGCCAGCGCCGGTCGACTGCAGGAACTGAACTGCGTCGGCCGCACCGAATATGCCGGCGCGTGTGAGATAGCCCCAAGCGCCGAATGCGAACACAGAAAGCGAAATCGCCCAGCCTATGCCGCGCAGGGGCAGGGGTTCGAGGTCGTGGTCGGCGGTTGCGGTCGATGTCATCCGCGGTCGGAGTCCTGTGTGGCGCGGGCAGAGGGGGAGAGCGTGGGCTCACGGAATAGTTCGCGCCCTAAGCGCAAGCCGTCCTCGGTGAGCGCCCAGTCATCATACGGCTTTGGTATGTAAGCCAACTCCGCTTCAAACAGCGTCGCGACTTCTTCGTCAGTCAGGCGAACACGGCTGACATGCAGGTGGTAGCGATACGCATGCATCAGAGCATTGCGTTCGTCGCGGTCCAGATCGGCAAGCTCCATCACTTACTCCCTAGGTCGTTGTTCTCAGAGGCCGGGGCCGTCGCAGAGCCGTCGCTGTCGTAGGTGGCGAGGTCCGCGCGGATCGCTGCGATCACGGCTTGATCTTCCTCGCCTACGGTTTCGCCGGTCGCTTCCTCAAGCTCGGTAATGCAGGCGAGCAAGAACCGCAGATCGGCGCGAGCATGGATCGCCGTTAGCGTTCGGTCCTCGCCACGCGCCGCCCGCGCTTCACGATAGGCTCGGCGCATTTCGCGCCGACCGCGCACCGCAGCTTCATAGACGTGATCTTCTACAGCCATCGTTATTCCTTCCCCTGTAAATCTTGCGCGTCACTGGCTCCTGAAGTGCTCGTTGAGTCAGTGCCAGGAATGGGAACGCAACGCATTGCGCCAGCCTTCACTAGCGCTTTATGGCGCTGATCGATGGCGAACCCGTAGCGCTCCGAGCAGCGTTCGCACGTCCACCACTCGCGCTCGCCTTCCTCTTCAGCTGACTGCTGCGCCAACAGCGCGCGCAATAGGTCGGGCGCGGCGTCTTTGACTTGCGGGTCGTCAGCGCTGATGTTCGTAGCTTCTAGCATGTCCATAACTAATCCTCCGCAGCCGTTGCTTGTGACGAGCCATTCGGTTGCGGCCATTGGGCTCCGCAAATATCGCACGTTTCGCCGGAACTACCGTGGCATTCGCCGCATGGTTGCTTCTTCGGTGGCGGCTCGCGCCGGTCCAGCATCGCGCGCAACTCGGGGATGGAGTCGTCCGTCATCATGAAGTCGCGATCAGGGAAGCCGGGCGAACGCACAAGCACAGCGATTTTCACTCCGGGCTTAAAGTGCTTAACGATGCGCTCCATGTAGGAGGCGACGTTCATCTGGACGTATTGCAGATCGAAACTCACGGCTCACCTGCCTTCTGGAAGCGCATTTGATACTGAACGGACCAGCCACGCGCGCCGCCAATGAATTGATGCAGATCGGGCGAAGCGGCATCCCAGCCTTTCATTGCTGAGCGCAGCGCAGAGCGGGCCTCGTTGCTTCGCGCGCCGAGTTCTTTGGTCACAGCCGGGACTTCGAACACATGAAACGCGGAGAAGGGGCGCCCCGCGTTTTCCGGTAACGCTTCGTGTGCCGCCGCCGCCGCCTCGATTGCTGCGATCGTCTCCGGTCGCATGGGGAGTTCGACGGTCACTGTTGCTGTAATCCTCACGCGTCACCTTCCTTTGCAGAGACGGCGGGGGCTACCCAGAAATTCCACACGCCGCGCGACCAGCCGAGCGTGTAGAGGATGCAGGTCAGAAAAATCCCCCACTGTTCGGCGGTGACGGCGGCGTAGAACCAGAAGGGCTGGCCCATCAGCCCGAACACACACGCGAACTTGCGCAGTCGCTCGCTCTTGCTCTGCGACAGAAACACAGCGGCAACGCCGGTCAGGAGAATGCCGATTTGACTGAGGTCGTCCATTTCATCGACCCCCGTCGACGTCAACAGACCGGCCGCGCAGACCTTCGATGGGGCCGGGCGTTGTCAGCGTGGCCGATATCTCGACAGGCTGCCGGGTGAAGGCGAGGGGCGCGACAAAGCACATCGCAGCGATAGCTGCGAACACGCCGGCATAAACAAACTCGCGTTGCATAGATCGCCCTCGACTAAAACAGACTGGCGGTGGTTGCGCGGTCGGCGGCGTCGACAGCGCGGATAACGGCGCGGCCCAGGTGCGTGACGACCAAGTCGTCGCGGATCCGCGCCATGCAGGAGATTTCCAGAAAGCGCGCGGTCAGCGGCCCGCCGATGTCCTCGCGTGCCTCTGCACGTTTCAACGCTTCGGCCTCGTCATGCGAAAGCTGCGCCGCCAGCGCCTCAGCCAACGCTTCGGTGTCCGGATGCATGCGCATGATGTCGTCGAAGTCCATCAGTAAGCGCCGACATGAATTTCGCGGTCAAGAATGCGACCGCGTTCGAGGTCAGCGAACAGCAATTCGGTTTCGCCGTTGCGGTGGAGTTCAAGCGGCGTGCGATTGCCGTACTGCGCTTTTGGCGTGTTCCACCAGACCGCGCGTTCCTCGTCGTCGAGGTGCGCGACGAGAGCTGCGTCGACGTCGTCGAACGTGACAGGCTTAGCGGGCGCCGCGAACCACACGGCGCGACGAGGGGTGCAACCGCTCATTGCGCCACCTCATCAACCGCGTCGGCAGCCGCCAGGCGCGCCACCGCGCCGGCCTCTGGCCCTAGCGCTTGGCGCATCGCGCCGCCGATTGGTGACATGATGAAGTAGGGGAAGCCCGGTGTTGAGTTCGCCAGCCACCGCGCGTGTTTGAGCGCGTCGGCATACGTGTCGAAAACCGGAATGCGCGCCGGCGCAAATTCGCGCGAATAGACGATGAACGGGCCGCAATCGTCGGCCACTGCATCGCCAAGGGTAACCACATTGGGAAAATCGGCGCCCGCGTCCGTAGCGGGCGCCGCAAGGTTCCCAGTACCAAGCGCGTGGGATGGCGTCGCGCAAGGTTCGGTGCGCTCATGCTGTTGCATCGAGCAAGACTCCAGTGATGGGTTGAGAGGTCGGGTTTTCGGCGCGCCAGATGGCGGCTTCGAATGCTTTGTCGATGTCGGCGCCGTCGCGCTCCGGCTGGTTTTCCCAGCGGCGCAGATGAAGGCAGCCATGCGGCGACACGCCAACCGCGGCGCAGAGGATGACGCCAGCACGAACGCCGGCCATCCACGTCGCCGCGAGTTCGTAACGCGCCCGCGCGATCGCGCCCCAGATCGAGAATGACCACGCGCGGTCATCGAGCATAGCGACCGGCTTGCCGTGCGGGCTTAGCGCAGGGGATTGCGGCGACCAGCCGCCGCGATGAATGAGGCGCTGGGCCAGACGCAGCACGTCGGCAGCGTCGGCATGTGTGCCGCGCCGCAAGCCGCTCGTATGTTTCCGCGCCAGAGCCATGGAGCGGAATGGAACGACATTCGTTCTAAGATAGAGTTATTTTGTTCCTAATAGACGGTTAGCACGGCGCGGAGCCGACCCAGGACATCAACAAACGTCGTGTGAAAGAAAACCTCTGCCGGCGGGAAGGCGAGGCTTTCAAAGCGCGGCGGGTTTGCTCGATATCGGCGTAATTGGGTGTCGCCATCTATGAGGATTGCAAAGATATCCGCCTCAGTGAGCGTGCGATTACTTGTGTCTATGATGATCTTTGCGCCGACTGGTGCAACCTGGGCGGCGTGCCCGTCAATGAGCGCAGCGGCCACATAGGCGCCATGTGCTTCAAGCCCTGGAGCGTCGACCACGCCAATCGCAGGGATATGCTCTAGTTCCAACGTCAAAGCCCGCATATCCGACCACTCCACAAGAGGAACAGCGACGATTCGCGTTGTGGTTACAGTGACGCTGCGGGAACTTTCTGACAAGGCATAGACTTCGGCAGCCGTGATAGGCGGTGTTCCTTTTCCGACCAGTGACGGCGCAATGCGGGAAATGAACTCTATTGGATATTTTCTGCCCGCCCAGGTGGACAATGCCTCATAATACTGGAGTGAAGTTTTCCGGCCGAAACCGGACTCCTTGGCTAGTTGATCCCTAGACAAGCCCGCACGCTTTCGGAGCGCGGTTAGTAGTTCGGCAACATTCTGTTGCAACGGACGGCACCTATTCTTTACCTTCGCGGGTGTACGAAATTGGTTCCTAAATGAACCAAGGCTCTGCACATGCGATGCGTCAGAATCACCGCACGTTCTATTAATAGCTCGTTTGGGATTGCGTCTAGCGCGCTGCGTCTTGCTGCATATGCGCGCTCTGAATATTTCGCAGGTGAGACGCTTTCTGCTGTTTTGCGAGGCGCGCTCAGCGGGTTGTTGATCGTGATCGCGGCGACGGCGGCTGCGCCATTGCTGTCGTCGGTGGTTCCCTGATGCCGCGGCGCGTCAAGCCGCGGCTGCCTAAGCCGGACATCGAAGCGCCGCCGCAAGGCGATGGCGCGCCTTGGGTTGGCGGCAAGCGTATCCCGCGCCCGCCATCGCTGAACCGGCTTTACCGCATCGGTAAGAACAAACAGACGGGAAAGCGGACGGTCATCAAGTCCGCTGCGTATTCGTCTTGGCTGGTCGCTGTCGGCTGGATGACCAAGGGCCAATTGCCGGCGATCGTGCGCGGCCCTTACGAAATGGTTTTGCTGGTCGGGCGCCGCAAAGGCTCTGACCTCGACAATTGCGCGAAGGCAATCTGCGATTGGTTGAAAGAGACTGGCCGCGGCGTCGGCGTCGTAGAGGACGACAGCCTGTGCGAATGCCTGACGCTGAAATGGTGCGACGACCTCAACGCCAAAGAGGCGGCGTTTTTTATTCGCCCGGTTGTGCGCGTTGCGAAGCGGGAGGCAGCCCATGCCGCAAGCCGCTGAACCCGCGCGCGCGTTTGCGCCTGAAAAATACGCAGGCGACGCAATCGAGGCGATGCACCGCGGCGAAGCGCCAAACCCGCCGCTGACGGAAGGCCAAAAGCGCGACCTGATGCGCTCCGGCTTCATTGCGCGCCGCTATGGCGCGTCCGGCGAATATTTCGTGCTGACGCGCAAAGGCGAAGAACTCGCAGAGGACATCCAAGCGGAGCGCGACTATGCGGCTGCGCCGCGCATCAGGGGAGGGGCGCTGTGATTGCCGCGTTTATCGCGGGCATCATCGGCCCGCCGCTGTTCAAGTACATGATGGTCGGCGTTATCGGCCTTGCTGTCGGCGGCGCATGGGCTGGGATGGCGGTCGGCATCATCTTTCGCGGCCGGCGCCTATGACGCAGCAAATCGTCCTCGTCGGCGATTGCCGCGCGACGTTGGCGCAATTGCCGGCGCAAAGCGTGCATTGCGTCGTCACGTCGCCGCCTTACCTGGGTCTGCGCGACTATGGCGTCGAAGGGCAAATCGGGCTCGAGCAGAGCGTCGCCGAACACATCGCCGTCATGGTCGAGGTGTTTCGAGAGGTTCGCCGTGTTCTGCGCGATGACGGCACGCTCTGGCTGAACTACGGCGACGCCTATGCATCAAGCGTCAACGGGCGCAGCGCCGCCGACACCAAAGCGGCCGGCGGTGACGATCGAACGTTCCGCGATAAGCCGCTCGACACGGTCAAGGCGTCTGGGCTGAAACCCAAAGATTTGATGATGTTGCCGGCGCGGCTCGCTTTGGCCCTGCAGGATGACGGCTGGTATCTGCGTTCGGACATCATCTGGGCCAAGCCCAACCCGATGCCGGAAAGCGCAGAGGACCGCCCAACATCGGCGCATGAACACCTGTTCTTGTTCGCCAAGTCGGAGCGCTATTTTTACGACGCGGACGCCATCAGGACCGCCGCTAAGTCATCGTCGCCGCTCAAAACGCCGGAAGGGTGGGCGACGTCTGGCGCTCATTCCGCCGTTGCTGATTCGCCGAATGCGCAACGGCGGAATGAGCGCCAGACCGACAAACAGCGCGGACATAGCCGCCGTCACGCGGGCTTTAACGACCGCTGGGACGGCATGTCGCGCGACGAGCAACAGGCCAAGGGCGCGAACGCGCGCAACGTCTGGACGATCGCCACCGAACCTTTTGCGGGTGAGTTCTGCACTGGCTGCCGTGGCTATTTCGAGGGCAAGGGCAAGAAGCGCATTCGGGCGGAGAAGATCAAGGCGGACGATGGCAGCGTCACAACGCGCCGGCATTGCCCGTGCGGACGCCTTGACGCCTGGCTTTCACATTTCGCCACGTTCCCGCGCGAACTGGCCCGGCGCGCCATTCTCGCTGGCGCCCCGACGCGGGTTTGTTCGACGTGCTGCGCGCCGTATGTGCGGCAGAGCGAAAAGACATTCGAGCCGCAGGCTGATGTGTCTCCGGCCAAGCGCAGGCGCAGCGCTGCCGCGATGGACGCAAGCCGCCGCGACGGCGGAACGGAGCGCGGCTCGACCACGCGCAAGACGCTGGGTTTTGCGCCATCGTGTGAATGTGTGAACCCGCAACCGGCGCCGGCGGTCGTGCTGGATCCGTTTGGCGGGGCAGGGACAACGGCGATCGTCGCTTATGAGACGGGCCGCGACGCTACGCTCTGCGAATTGAACGCAGATTATGCCGCAATGGCCCGCGAACGCATCGAGCGCGCCAGAGCGCGCGGCGTGCCGGGTAGCCTAGAGGAATGGGCGGACGTTGCGCGGGTTCCAAAAACACCGCCGGCCGCTGTTCACGTCAAACCGCGGGCGGAGCAAATCACGCTCGACGAACTCATCCAAGATCACAACGCGGCGATTGCTGCGACCCTCGACGCTGGCGACCTGCTGGCGATCGTCGCTGATGTGCCGCCGCCACCGAAGGCCAGGAGGAAGCGCAATGCCACGCCGGAGCAAGCCAAAAAAAAGCGGCCAAGCATCAAAACGCGGGCGCGGCTCGCTCCGCCGCAAAAGCCGCCGCGCAAAGCGATACGGCCCAGCAAACCCGAAACGCCAACCGCGCGGGTAAAGCGCGAACGTTCAACCAAGCCGAAAGGGCAGGGACGATGAAACTCGCCATCACCGTCGTAGAAAACGGCGTCGTGTTATCCATGGAAGCGATCGAGCGCGCCGCATACGACACGGTCGTCGACTTCTGCAACGGCAACAGAAGCGAAGCCGCGCGGCTACTCGGCATCGGCCGGACGACGCTCTACCGAAAACTGAAACATGCCGAACGGGCCAGCGGCAAGCTGCGCAGCGACGACAAGGGCACGCATCGCCCGAAAGGTTCTTCTGCCACCCGCGGACAAAAGCCGTGGCTGGAAGGTAAGGGCAGGGGGACAGCGTGAATGTGGCTGCGCGTCCCTTCAACGTTCTGTCCCTCGCCGCCGGCGCCGGCGGACTGGAACTCGCCGTCAAGCTTGCTCTGGGAACGCCTCGCCTCGTCTGTGCTGTGGAGATCGAAGCGTATGCGGCCGCAATCTTGGCGGCGCGCATGGATGAAGGCGCATTGGACGACGCGCCTATCTGGAGCGATGCTAGAACCTTCGACGGCCGCCCATGGCGTGGCCGCGTTCATTGCCTCACTGCCGGCTATCCCTGCCAGCCATTCAGCAGCGCCGGAAAGCGCAAAGGGACTGACGACCCGCGCCACCTCTGGCCGCACGTCCTGCGCATCATCGAAGAAGTCGAACCGGACGTCGTCTTGCTCGAAAACGTCGAGGGACACTTGTCCCTCGGCTTCGACGTCGTTTGGCGAGAGCTTCACCAGTCTGGTCGAGCGGTTGAGGCAGGACTCTTTACAGCGAGAGAAACTGGCGCGCACCAGATCCGCAAGCGGCTTTTTATTCTCGCCTGCCGGCAACATCCCTTCTCCCCATCCGACGCAGTCGTCGACATGGTCGACGCCGCGCGCGTCGGATGGGGAGAAGGGCGGGCCGAACCAAGCGTTCGGAGCGGGCGGCGTTCCTCTGGCGGCGCAGGCAGCAGCGCATTCGGCGCCGCAGACCTGGTCGACAGTGGCAGCGTACGACGCGCAAGCGGTGCCGACCAAACACACGCGCGGCGGTCGCAGCACAACAACCGACGCGGCGAATTGGGCGACACCGAACGCGCAGAACTTCAACGACGGGGAATGCCCGGAGAATTGGAGATCTCGGCAGAAGCGTCAGAAGGCCAAAGGCATCAACGGCAACGGCATGGGGCCGACAATCGCAATGCAAGCGATGCTTTGGTCGACGCCATCGGTGGCGGATACAGAAGGCTCGCGGAAATCGCGGTCGGGAGAGCGTTCGGACGAATTGCTGCTGAACGGTCAAGCAGAAGCAGTCTCGACGTCCCTACCTTCGCTCCCGGTCCATCGGACGCGGACGCCTGGCGGGCGGTTGTCGCGCGGGATGCCGCGCTTGTCCCCGCGGTTCGTGGAATGGCTGATGAATTGGCCGGACGGGTGGACCGCATTCGACTTGGCGGCAACGGAGTTCATCCACTGGAAGGCGCGTATGCTCTGCGAGTTCTCGCGGCTCGCCTTGCTGCCCGTGGAAACGCCGTTGCGGCAGACCTCACTAATAGAATCGACAGCCATGTCGGCGCCTTTATTGCCGCCGCCGGAGAAGCCCAAGCGCGCGCCGAAGCCGAAACGCGAGGCGCGTCCCGCTGATGTTGTCGATATTGAAGAATTGCTAGGAGTAAAAGGGTGACGCACAGCATTGAAACCGCATTCCGCGCCGCGAGCGAGTTCAACTTGGCGACTGTCAGCCAAGTGCGGATACTGCTCGTCATCGCCGCGCAAGAGAGTGGCATTCAGCAGCGCGATATTGCAGCGGCGACGCGATTGCCGAAGCCCAACATAACGCGCGCGACCCAGAAGATGGTCGCTTTGGGCTACATTGCCCGCGTGCGCCTATCGATTGCGCCATACGGTGTTGATGGGCGCCACGCCTTCTTTTTTGCAACACCGAAAGGACTGAAGGCGGCGTTCGAAATTACGCGCGACGAGGTGTTCGTTGAGCGGGCGGTGAGCGCTTCGCGGTGAAGGACACGACCAAAGGCCCGCGCTATTCGATCATCCCTTCGCGCGCGGTCTATGACCCGCGACTGACGCCGCGCGCGCTGCGCGTTCTGTGTGCGCTTGGCGTGCATTCCGATAACGACGGCTGGTGTTTTCCAGATCAAGCGACGATCGCGCGCGACCTCGGCATGTCGCGCCCGCGCGTGTCGACCGCAATCGTGTTGCTGACAGAGCTGGGCTACGTCGCGTGCGAATTGCGCGTTCAGAAAGGGAAGGGGATGCGCGGGCTCTGGTATCGCGTCATCCTCGACACGCCTGGAAAACCGCCAGTCGATGAACCCACTAGGGCTAGTGCCGGTGTTACCGAACGGGAACACCGGCGGACACGAGAACAAAACGAGGAAGGCGACCCGGTGTTACCAAACGGGAACACCGGGGCCGGTGTTACCAAACGGTGCGCCCCGGTGTTACCAAACGGGAACACCTACTATAAGGATGAACAATCCCAATTGAACGATACCCCCCTTAGTCCCCCGCAAGCGGGGGATGCGAGAGGACGAAAAACGAGGAAGGCGAAGGCTTCGAAGCGCGGCAAGGTCGAGCGTTCGCCCCCCGGCTTTGACGATGCATGGGCGCTCTGGACGAAACTCGGCTCGTCTCGAGCGGCTTCGATGAAAGCTTGGCGAGCGCATCGCGCCACCGGCGCGGTCAAGTTGGCGGCGGTCAAGCTTTACCTCGCATCGAAGCAGGCGCAGTCGGAAAACGGGCGGTTCGTGCCGTACATGCAGCGCTGGTTGAATGGCTCGCTGGGCTCGTTCGTCGAGGCAGCGAAGCGCGCCGAAAAAGCGCGCAGCGAAATGGCGGCAAAACCTGAAATGGTTTTGGAGTGGGATCCGAAAACGCGCACGGCAAAGCAGGTGCCGAAGCCTATGGCGAAAGCGCCGTCGCAGTAGCGAAACGAAATTTTCATGTCATCGAACGAAGTTCGTTCGCATGGACGCCGATGCTGTCATCGCTGCCGCAATCGCTGGCACCTCAAAACAAACGTTCAGTCGCTGGACGGCTAAGCGAAAGGCGGCGTTGGTCAAGTCCATTTACGCAGGCGAGGTCACGGCGGAGTCCGCGTGTAAAATTTTCTCCCTGACGCCGGACGAATTGCAGAGCTGGATGCGCGCTTACGATCGCGCGGCGCGCGATGGAAACCCCGTCGCGCATCTGCACCAGAAGCGCATGGTTCGTGAACGCACGCCGCGACCGGCCGGCGTGCAGCGCGCGGAATACCGAACAACGGCGGACGGGTTTCTGCGCCGCTTCGATGGGGCGACGCAGTGAGCAAGTTTCAGATATCGGCCGGCGCGCTGAACCAAGCGCTTAAGTCTGCATCGATCGTGATCGAGCGGCGCAACACCATCCCGATTTTGTCGCTGGTGCGCATGGTCGCAAGCGGCAACATGCTAACCGTCAAGGCGACGGACCTCGACATCGAAATTATGACGTCAGCGCTGCTGACTGGCCCGGTCAAAAAGCCGGTTGTATTCTGCGTTTCGCCGTTTGCGATCATGGCGGCGACATCCTCGCTGCCGAAGGATTGGCCGGTCGATGTCGAACTTGTCGACGCTGGCGTGCGGGTCGCCTGGAAATGGGGCGAAATGACCCTCTGCACATTGCCGGCAGGGGACTATCCTGAACAATTCAACGACACAACGCCTGTTGCGGTCCTCGCAATCCCAGAAAAGGGGCTCGCGCCGTTGGCGAAGGCGGCGACCTGCATATCGACAGAGGAAACGCGCTACTACCTGAACGGCGTTTGCCTCGATCGAGATCCGCAAACGCGCAAGGCGCTGTTGGTTGCGACGGACGGCCATAGGCTGACCGCCGCGGCGACTGACTGGGATATCTCAGACGAGGTCGCCCAGGTTATCATGCCGCGCAAGTTCGTCGGTATCTGGCGTCAATTGCTCGCTAGCGCTGAACACGAACTCCATGTGTCGAGTTCGCCGCGCGGCATGATCGTTCAGACGTTCTCCGGTAACGTCGTGATTTCGTCCAAGGTCATCGACGGCAAGTTTCCAGAATGGCGGCGTGTCGTGCCGAAGGCAGAGGGCAGGCAGGTCGTGACGCTATCGCGCACCGTCGCCAGCGCGGCGGTCGCGGCGCTCCTGCGCTTTATTAAAGCTGGCGGCGGCAACCGCAGCAAAGCCGGAACGCTCTACGTTGAAGGCGGGCGGGCATATCTCGACTGCAAACACGAGAACCTTGGCAATCTGCATTTCGACTTGGGCGCCGCACGTGGGCCGGACGTCTGGGTCGGCGTCAACATGGTCTATGTCGGCGAAATGCTGAAACTCATTGGCGGCGACGAGGTGTCGTTTTCCATGAACGGCCAAGGCGACCCGGTGACGATCGCACCAGCCGGTGGTTCGGGCGACACGTTTATCGTGATGCCGCTGCGCACCGAAGCGCCGCCGAAGCGGTTCCAACAAGAACAGGGCAGGGCAGCGTAATGGGGACTCTGGCTATCGACCCCAACACGCTGTTCATGGGCGCGATACTCGCGTTTTGCGCTTACATGCTGCGCCAGCGTGAAGCGAGGGACAGGCACCAAGACTCGCAATCGATCCTAGTGGCCGCGCTGGAAAGCCGGTTCGAGGAACGGTTTAAAACCATCTTTGCCGACGTCGGCGAAATCAAAGCCGACCTGCGCGTTATCATGGACAAGCTGCCCGCGCGGCGCCGGGGTAGCCGATGAGCGCCGCGCGCCGCAAAGCCCCGTCCGCAACGCGCATCACCGGTGCGCAGCGTTCGCGCAAGGCGCAGGCGATGGATGCAGGCGCGTCGATCGTGGCGCAGGACGAGGCCGCAAGCCTTGCTATCTGCCGCGACCTTGTCGATGGCGAGGAAATTCAGTTCGGCGGGCGCGTGAAATACATGCGCTACGGCACGCACCATCACTTTGACACCGTCGAGCGCGGTCAAGTGAAGCGCCGCCGGCAGGTGGTGGGCCCGTCTCGCCATGACCCGGCCTGGGCTATTCACGAACTGCGCGACATGGGGAAGCTATCGCGCGACCTCGTCGAGACGGCCGAACGCTTCAACGCGATGATTCTCGAACTCGAACCGCGCGCCAAGTGCGCGATGTTCAATGATGACGTTCGAGGCGGCGCACAGTTCGATGCTGTCCATGCCTACCACCTCAACAGGGCGCACACGTCGGCGAACGTCGATCGGTTGTTCGCCGCTGTTGGTGAGCGCGTCGGCGCGGGCAATCTGTCGGTGTTTGCGATGGCGTTTTCATCGCAGCGCCCGTCAGTGCGGGAAATCAGGGACGCGTCGGGCCGGACCTTCGACGACATGGCCGCAATCATCGAGCGCGGCTTGCTGAAACTCTGGTCGCTGGAAAGCCAGTTAACCCGCCCTCAACAGGCGTTAACGACTTAGCAAGGATTTAACGCCATGAATTGGCACACTGGCGAATTGCGCAAATGATCCGCGCACGCCTGAACAGCAAAGGCGCCATAGCAGCGCCCGGCGCGGCCCAGATTGCGGGTTCGCATATCGTTTTACGGAAACCCGACACGGTCGACATTGACGCCGCTGGCTTTCTGGGCCGCGAAGTCATCGTCTCGCATACGATCGAGTGTTCGGAGGGGCTGACGCTCGTTCCTGGCACCGGCCCGGTCGGGCAATCCTGGGCCATGCGCTTCGAAGGGGCAGGGACGGCGCGGTTGTCGTTCACATCCGCGTCGGGCCGTGAATGGTCTGGCACGATAAGGGTTCGCGGCAATGGCTGACGGTTCGACGCATCCGGTCGCGGCGCAAGCGCTGACGATGACGGCGCAAGAAAAGCTGCGCCAGCTCGTCGCGCGCATCGAGCGCTTAGAGGAAGAAAAGCGCGGCCTCGCTGACGATGTCAAAGAGACATACGCAGAGGCGGCGTCGTTCGGGCTCGATAAAAAGGTCTTGCGCCAGGTCATCCGCCTTCGCCGGCAGGACCGCCAAGAGCGTGAAGAACAAGAACAGGTGCGCGACCTTTATTTGCACGCGCTGGGGGAGATTTGATGACCGATCAAGCCGCAGACGCCATTCACCCGGCGCCGCAAGAGTTCACGCCGGACGAAATCGCCGCCGACCCGATCCTGCGCTTTTTCCATTACTCGCATCTGCCGCAGGTTTTGCAGGTGCGGTCCAAGCCGTTCTGCGATTTGGCTCGCACGATCATCGACACAACGCCACGCAATCCCGAACGGACGGTCGCGCTGCGTAAGCTGCTGGAAGCGAAGGACGCGGGCGTCCGCGCGGCGCTTCCGTGAGCCGCCGCGCTTGGCTCTGCTCGACGTCGTCATGGTTGGCGTTGACGGTCGGCGCGTGGCCAGCGCGTCACTAAACTAGTGAAGATTAGTAACGATGCCGAGAGGGGCAAAACCAGGGGAGCGGCGCGGCGGACGTGCGAAGGGCACGCGCAATAAGCGCACCCAGGAGCGCCAACGCGAGTTCGCGGCAACGGGCCGCAAAGACCCGCTGGAAAGCCAGCTCGATCTGCATGAATGGGCGCTGCGCGGGTTCAAGAAAGCTTGCGCGGACCTTGCTGCGTTCGAGAAGAAACACCGCAAGACGCTGGATTTAGCGGCAGTTGCGGTCAAGCCGACCGATGAACAGAAGGCGGTCGCCAAGGCGCATGACCGGATACGTGAGAGCGTCGACGCCTTCGCTGGCAAGATTCACGCTTACGCCATGGGCGCGACGCCGTTCCTGCATGCGCGCCTGGCATCGACCGAAGCGAAAGTGGAAGTAACCAACCATGAAGCTGCGCTCGACGAACTCGACGACGACGAGGAAGTCGACGACTGAGACGACCGCAGAGCGGGAAAAGCGCATCCGCAAGCGGCTCAAGTCCGATTATGAGTATTACGCGCGCAAGTGCCTGAAAATTGTCCCGCTGGATCCCGAACGCTCGATCGCGTCGCAATTGGCGGGTGAGGTCGACGCGCTCAAGCCGGTGCCGTTCATTTTCAACCGCGCGCAGCGCTACCTACACGCGCGGGCAGAGGATCAGCAGGAGCGGCTTGGATACGTCCGCATCATCGGACTAAAGGGCCGCAAACAGGGGTTTTCGTCTTACGTGTCGGGCCGCGGCGTGTGGCGCTCGACGAATGCGCGCTCGTTCCCGGTGCGGACGATGACGCACAAGAAGGATTCGACCGACACGCTGTTCGACATCGTCAAGGGCTTTTACGACAACCTGCCGGCGCTGGTGAAACCGCGCGCCAGCAACAACAACGCCAAAGAGCTAAAGTTCGACGGGCTCGATAGCGGGTTCAAGGTGTTCACGGCCGGCGGCGACGGTTCAGGCCGTGGCGACACCGCGCGGTTCTTTCACTGGTCTGAGGTGGCGTTCTCGCCAAACCCCGAAGCCAACGCACGCGGCGCGCTGCAATGCGTGCCGCCGCGGGCCAAGGGCACAGAGAAATGGCAGGAAAGCACGTCGGACGGGCCGGGCAATTACTTTCACCGCCAATGCATGGACGCCATAGCGGGGAATAGCGAATACGAGTTCGTGTTCGTGCCTTGGTATTGGCAGGAAGAATATCGCGCCGACGTGCCGGACGGTTTTACGCTGTTGGCGGACGAGGCGGAATTGCTCGCCACCTATGGCGGCATCCAGGCCGATGGCGGAGAGGGGATGACCCTCGAAAACATCGTCTGGCGCCGGCTGACGATCGCCGAACTTGGCGGCGTCGAGGCGTTCACGCGGGAGTATCCGAACAGCGCAGAGGAAGCGTTCGCGGCAAGTGCCGGCGACAAGCTTATCAATGCGCTGTTGGTGCAGGCAGCCAAGGGCCGGGACATCGTCGCCGCTCTGGTGCGTCCGCTTTGGGGCTTGGACCCGGCGCGCAAGGGCAAAGACAGCAGCGCGCTATGTAAGCGCATCGGCAACGTCGTGCCGGAGCCAACCAAGTCGTGGGCCATTGCCGACACTATGGGCTTGGTCGGCAAGGTCGTGGCGGAGTATCGAGCGACGCCGTTCGAGGAACGACCGTCGCATATCATCGTCGATAGCATCGGCATCGGCGGGCCGGTTGCTGACCGCTTGCGAGAGGTGTTCGAGACGGAGCGCGCCAACGGCGTCCTGTGGTCGGACATTACAGAGGTCATCGACTGCAACGTCGCAGAGACGGTCAGCCTGCGCGACCCAGACCGTTACGCGCACGTGCGCGATGAACTGGCTTGGCTGGCGCGTGAATGGTTCGAGGCCAAGAACTGCCGCATTCCGGCGGACGATGAACCGTTCGTCCAAGAGATATGCGCGCCGGCCTTTGGCTACACGTCGGGCGGCAAGATCAAGGTCGAGGACAAGGACAAGACGAAAAAGACGCTGGGGCGCTCACCTGACCGGTGGGACTCTCTGGTGCTGACGTTCTTTGTGTCGCCGCAGCCGATAGGCGCGACGCGGCAAAAGCAGACGCTCGAACTGGGCGGCGGCGATAGAGGTGGATCATGGGCGGCGAGCTGGTGACAGAGCAGGTCGAGAACGACGCGACCCAGGTCGCCACGGCGCCGACCGCAGAGCCGGGCTTCGACGCGCAGTCGTTTCATGCCGAAGCCATGGAACTGTTCGAGGAATGGGTCGCGGCTGACCAGCACAATCGCGACGAGGCGCTCGACGACCTCAATTTCCAGGCGCTGCAACAGTGGGACGAACTCGACAAGGCAGAGCGGACGGACCAGCGCCGGCCGTGCTTTACCGTCGATATGTGCGCGCCATTCGTGCGCCAGATTGACGGCGAACTGCGCCAGAACCCGCTAAGCGTGAAGTCCTTTCCAGGCGAGGACGGCGACGTCGAGACGGCGCAGGTCTATGGCGGCATGTGGCGGGCGATCGAGGAAGCCAGCACATCGGATCGAGTGTTTTCGCTGGCGGGCGGGCAGGCTGCCGCGTGCGGAATGGGCCATTTCCGCGGCTCGTACGAGTTCGAACACGACGATACGTTCCATCAGGCCATACGCCTGCGCTCGATCGTCAACCCGCTGGCGGTCGTGCGCGACCCCAGCGCGATGATGCCGGACAATTCCGACCTAAACGGCGTGTTCGTCTATGACGACATTCCGGTACGCACGTTCAAGCAACGTTGGCCGAAGGCCTCAACGCACGGCTGGCCGGGTACGGACTCAAGCTTTGGCAATCGCGTCGGCTGGTTCGAGCAGGACACGGTCCGCGTCTGCGAATACTGGTACGTCAAGATGGTGCCAGCGGAAATGGTGCAATTGAGCGACGGCTCAATCTTGCGCGACGTGAAGCCGGGCGACCTCGTCAACGTCATTCTGGACAGCATGAACGCCGGGCGCCCGGTGCAGGTGGTCAATCGCCGGCAGGTGATGCGCCGCAAGGTCTGCATGGTGCTGATGTCTGGCGCGGAAATCCTGCCGCGGCCGGACGGCGTCGTCGGTCCTTACAATATCGTCGGCTCGATCATCCCGATTTTTACGGTCGAGGGTGAGGTCATCTATATTCAGGGTAAGCGCGTCCGTCGCGGCATTATCCGCTCTATCAAAGACCTGCAGCGCATCCGCAACTGGTCGAAGTCGGCAGAGGTCGAGACGACCGCCATGGCGCCGCGCCAGAAATGGCTTGCGACGCAGAAGATGGTCAAGGGCCGCGAAAATATGTGGCGCAACGCCAACGCGGCCAACACCGCGACGTTGCTTTATGAGCCGGACGACAAAGCGCCGTCTATGAAGCCGGAGCGCATCGACCCGCCGGATTATAACGACGCAGCGGCGCGACTGTCTGACCGCACGTTGGAGGAAGCGCGCCAGGCGACCGGCATGTACGCGGCCAACTTTGGCGAAGGGAAATCCGGCGACAGCGGCGTCAAGGTGCGTTCGCTGCAACAGCAGGGCGACACCGGGAATTTCCTTTACATCGACAACCTCATCCTGGCGGCGACCGCCGCTGCGCGCTGGGGTGCGGAGGTCATGCCGCATATCTATGACGCTGACCGTCAAGTCCGCGTGCTTGGCGAGGACATGGAGCCGAAAATCGTCCGCGTAAACGCCGGGCGCTTCGATCTCAATCGCGGCAAGTATGACCTGCGCTATCGCGTCGGGCCGTCGTTCGTGAACGCGCGCGCCGAAGCGGCGGAGGGGATGAAGGAATTGATTATGAAACTGCCGCCGGAGTTCGTGCCGCCGGTGGCGATACGTCTGGCCAAATTGCAGGACTGGGAAGGCGCCGACGAATTGGCTGCCGAGTTCGCGCAGATCGCGGCTTCGCGCGGCATGCCAGTGGCTGGACAGCCTGCGCCGCCCGCGCTGCCGATGCCCGGCGCACAGACACCGCCGCAAATTGCGCCGGGTACGCCTGCCGCGGGTTTGAATACACCGGGCGTGGCGATGCCGCCGACAGGCGCGCAACCGCCTGTAGCGCCGCCTAATGCAGGCGGCGCGATACCGATGCGAATGAACGCAGCGGGCGTTTATGAAATGAGCGACCTAGGCGCGCTGCCGGCGCAGACCGGCGAACGGCGTCTGCGCATTGTGTCGGTGAACTAACACCAAGTTTCGCGCCATGCGGGGAAGCGTCCGCTTGCATGGCTTTGCGTAGCCGGTTCGACCGGCGCGGGGACGCTTCAAGGAGTCGATATGTCGGACAATCAAACACCCGCGTCAGCGGGTGAGGGCGCGGCTGCGCCAGGTGTTGCGAGCGAAGGCAATGGCGCCGACGCAGGAGCGGCAACGCCGGGCGAAGGTGAAGGCCAGGGCAATGAAGGCGGCAATGACGACGACGACTTATCGTCGCTCGGCATCGACCCCGCCGACAAGCGCGGGCTGAAAACCCGTTTCACGACGCTGACGGCATTGCAAAAGCAAGCCGAAGATGCGGCGCGGGATGCAGAGCGCCGCGCTGAGGAATGGAAGGCCATCGCGGAAGGCAGAAAGAGCGCCGGCCAACAGCCGCCGCAGCAACGCCAACCGCAAGCCGATCCAAACCCCGCGCCAGACCCGAAGGATAAGGCCAAATATCCTCTGGGCGTCGATGATCCTCAGTATATCGAGGACAAGGCTGTGCATCGCATCCGTCAGGAAAACGCGGTGCAGGCGGCGGAACAGGCACGCACGCAAGCGGCGCAAGCCGACTTTAACGCGCGCCGCGAACGCTTCCTAAAGGCGCGCGACGCGGCGACGGCTAACGCCGACACGCCAAACGCGGCCAAACAGCTCGGCGAACTGCCGGTGCAATTCACCGACGAGATTGTCCAAAGCGAACATGCTGCGCTTATCGCGGAGCATTTTGCCACGACAGGCAAAGCCGAACGCGACAAGCTCCTAGCGGAGTACATCAAGTTCGATGCGCAGGGGCGTTCCCAGTGGAAAAGCCCAGGCGCGGCGACGGCGTTCGCCCGCAAAATCGGCGCTCTTGAAAGCTCGCTGCCCGGCGTGTTCGCGCAGCGCAAGCAAACAAAAGCCGGCCAACCGCCCGTTACTGTGTCGGGCGCGGGGGCAGGCGGCAACAAGCAACCGAAAGACATGGACGTCGACGAACTCGACGCCTGGCTCCGCAAGAAAAAGGCGGCGGCAGGCGGCTGACGGTCAACGTCCCGAACCCAACCCATAGCATAGGGGCAAATCAGCCATGGCTGACCAAGTTACGATTACGCCGGATATCATCGCTAAGCGCGCGGTGAAGCATCTGGAAAACGCGTCGCGCTACATGGGCGTCATCGACACCCAGCACTACGCGAACGAGTTCAACAAGAAGGTCGGCGAAACGATTTCGATCCGCCGACCGGTGCGCTTCGAAGGCTATCGCGGCGCCAACCTGAACAAGCAGCAAGTGTTCGAGGGCAAAACCACCCTGACGGTGCGGGAACAAACCCACGTCGCTTGGGAGTTCGACACCCGCGCGCTGACGCTGTCGGTCGAGGAATACGACGAACGCTATGTGAAGCCGGCGATGATTACGCTGGCCAACATCGTCGACCGCGACATCGCCGCCGAATACAAGGGCTTTTACAACTCAATCGGCACGCCCGGCACGACGCCGGCCAACACCGGCGCCATTGGCCTCTGCGCCCGTCGCGCGGTCGAAATGGCGTGGCCGGAGGATGGTAACTGGGGCATCGTTCTCGACAGCGATGCGCGCCAGACCATCGCCGCGGCAAACTCGGGCCTCTACGTGTCGGACATCGCGCGCGATGCTCTGCGCGAAGGCAAGCTCGGCCGGCTCGAAAAGTTCGACACCTACGAGTCCGCCAACGCGCCGACGCACGTCAACGGCGATTTCGCGCCGTCTGGCGCGTCGCTGGAAATGGCCGGCGCCGTCACGCCGACGACCTATGACGCCGTGCGCAACACCTGGGCGCAAACCGTCGCCATCGACGGGTTCGATACCGGCAAGGGCTTCAAGAAAGGCGACGTTATCACGATCGAGAACGTCTATGCCGTGAACCCGATTCCCGGCGTCAACGGCGAAGGCAAGAAGGTCATGCCTTACTTGCAGGAGTTCGTCGTTCAGGCAGACGTGAACGAAACCGCAGGCGCCGCCAACGTCTCGATTTCGCCGCCGATCATCACGACCGGCCCGTATCAGACGGTCAGCGCAGCGCCGGCCAACAACGCCGACGTGACGCCGAAGGGCTCGGCTGGCGTATCTTATCCGCAGAACATCTTCTGCCACAAGGACGCCATCAGCATGGCGACGCTGCCGCTGGTCATGCCGGACGGCGTGTCGTTCAAGTCGCAGCGCTCTTACAAGGGCATGAACCTGCGCGTGTTGAAGGACTACGACATCAACACCGACCGCGAAGTGATCCGCGTCGACATGATGTACGCGCTCGACAACGTCGCGCCGCACCTGGGCGGTCGCCTCTGGGGCTAACGCCCTGACGAAATAGGGCGGGCGGCGGCGCAGAAACGCCGCCCGCTTCTGGCGCTGGTGGGCGCCGCCAAGGGCTCGAAACAACTCAAACAGAAGGACATTCGCCATGGGCGAAATGCTTATGACAGAGCGTCAACCGACGCTTGCCGACAACAGCGGCGGCGCGGTGGCGGAAGCCATCGCGGCCGGCGTTGGCGTCTATACGGTGATGTTGCCGGCCTATAACAACAACATCGCCGCCGCTGACCTGCTGACCGCGTTCACGCCGGGCCACCGGTTCAAACTGCTGTCAACGGCCTGGGCTGTTGTCGAGCCGGTGACCACCGGCGGCGACGGCGCGACGCTCAATGCCGAAATCGGCACGACGAACGTCACGGGCGGCGAAATCGTGCTGACGTCGGCAAACTGTACGCCGTTGGGCGCGATCGTCGCTGGCGCCGCCATCACCGGCGGCAATGTCGGCTCCGCTACCGATACCATCAGCATCGAGGGCTCGGCAGTGACGGCGTTCGCCGAAGGCGAGGGCGCAGTCATTCTGCGCATCCAAAATCTCGACACCGCCGACGCGTTCGCCAGCATCCGCGAGTGGATGAAGGATAACGCCGTCATCAAGTCCTAAGCCGAAAGGCGAGGGCAAACGTCACGCGGGCCGGGAGTAATCCCGGCCCGTTCTGTTTCACGCACGCAAACGAGGACATCACATGCGCGCTTTTCCTGCATTTCTGTACGCCGCCGCAGCGGCCAAGGGCGAGAAGCCCATCAAGAAGCTTTTCCTGTCACCGCACGAAGTGCCGCCAGGTGAGTGGTTTTCCGACCGCGAACTGACCAAGTCTTATGAAGCGCCAGCGTCCGCGCCGGTGCCTGCAACGCCGGAACAGCACATCCGCGCGCTGCAAACCGCGCTCGATGCTGAACGCGCGGCGCACGCTCAAACCACGGCCAATTTCGAGAAGCGTCTCGCCGCGCTCGAAAAGAAGCTCGCCAAGGGCGGCAAGGGCAAGGGCGGCGACGACGAAGGCGACGAAGGCTAGCGGCGACGCATACGGCACAAACAAAGGGCGCAGCGCATGGGAACGGTTCTTGACACAGTATCGCGTGCGCTGCGCATCTGCCGCGTGTTGGGGGCAGGGCGCACGCCAAAGGCGGCGGACGCCTCTTATGGTCTGGAAGCCTTTCAAGGGCTGTTGGATCACTTGGCCGGCTACGGCGCGGCGCATCCCTGGCAGGATGCCCGCTGCGAGTCGTCCGAAGAAATCGGGGTTTATGACCCATCTGCGCGCCGGCAGGTCAAGACGTCCGGCGGCGCGATCACGATCACGCTGCCGCGCCAGCCATTGGACGGCGCTCGGTTCGCGGTTGTCGATGTCGATCGCACATTCGACACCAACCCGCTGACGATCAATTCAAACGGCATGCGCTTCGACGCCACGCTTACGCCGGCCGGCGCAGCGACCGGCGGCTCGACCTCGACGACGGTTCTGGCGACTGAGGGGCTGACGCGCTCTTGGATGTATCGGGCGGATCTGGGCGCGTGGATCCGCATCAGCGCTTTGACGCTTTCGGACGCCATTCCGTACCCGTTCGAGTTTGCGCGGTCGTTCGGCTACATGCTGGCGGTCGAAATGACGTCAGAATATGGCGTCGAGCTCAGCCCTACGGATCTGCGTCACGCCGATCATGGATATTCGCGCTTAGCCGCGCGCTACGTCGAGCCGCTGCCATCGTATTGCGATGCGGCCTTGCTGCGCGGCAACAGCGTCGGGCGGGGTTCTATCGAGAATGTCTGACGCGCTGACCAGTCCGGCGCGCGCCGCTGGCGAACTCGCCATGTCGATGGAAGCGGCATTAAAGGCGCTGCCGGCTGACCAGCTCTATGACGTCGACAGCCTGACCCGTCACTATTTCGCTGATGGCGTCTATGTGCGGGAAATGACCATCCCGGCCAACGCGTGCGCGGTCGGCAAGATTCACAAGACGGAACACGTCTGCATTGTCAGCAAGGGCGAACTTATCGTCCTGATGGAAACAGGCGAGCGCCGCCGCATCGTCGCGCCTGCGACTTTTGTATCGCCGCCAGGCGTCAAGCGCGCGGTGTACGCCGTGACAGAGTCGGTGTGGACGGTCGTTCACCCGACGCACGAACGCGACCTCGAACGGATCGAGGCGCAGTTCATCGCCAAAGATTTCGACGAATTGGAACGCATCGGCGCACTCGGCGAAGGCTGGGTGCTGGATAAAGGGGAGAGCGCATGTCCTGGGGTGCTGTAATTGGCGGCGCTATTGGCCTTGTCGGCGGCGCGATGGCGGCGGATGGCGCGCGCGACGCCGCCAGCACACAAGCCGGCGCATCGCTTGAAACCGCGCGCATTCAGGAGGCGGCGCAACTCCGCTTCGAAGAACGCATGCAGCCGTATATCGGCGCCGGCAATGCCGCCGACACCTACATCAATGCGCTGTTGGGGCTGCCGGCGCCTCCGGCCGGGGGCACAGGTGGCGCAGCCGCTGGCTCGCCCGATTACGCCGCTTATGTGAACGCTAACCCCGACATTCTGGCGGCGTATCAAGCGCAGGCTGGCGGAAATGAGGGCGGCAGCGGCGGGCTCGTCGCGCAAGGCGCCAACATCTTGCGCGGCCCGTCTCGATCGCTGGAAGCGTTCGGACGCTGGCACTGGCAGACCTATGGCCAGAACGAGGGTCGGCAATTGCCGACTGTCGGGCCGTCGACGCCGCCAGCAACGCAGGGCGAGAATTACGACGCGGCGATGGCTGCGTATGAGAACAGCCCATGGGCGCGTTTCGCCGCCTCGAGCGCGGACACATCACGCCGCAATGCCACGGAGTCGTTCACATCGACGGCTGGCGCGCGTGGTTCGCTGGTGTCGGGCCGAACCGCCGCCGGGCTCTATGACATCGCCCAGGAGGCAGAGGACCAGCGTTTCCGCGAAGGCTTCACGCAAGGCTGGTATCCCGCCATGACCGGTGTTTCCGACCGCGGCTATAACGCGTCGGTCGGCGCTGCAAACTCGTCGCTGTCGACCGCTGCAAACATGGGCGCGGCAGGTGAGCGCGCAGCCGCTGCAACCGCCGAAGGCCAACGCGCTGCAAACGACGCCTGGGCCAGCGGCATCAATTCCGCGCTGTATTACGCCGGCCAAGGCTTCGACACCGTCACCAACCGACAGAACACGTCGAAGGTCAGCACGCCGAACCGCACCAAGGGCAGCACCAGCGGCGGCGGCACAAAGACGACGGCAAAAAACGTCTATTCTGGGGGTTAAGCCATGAGCCGTGCGCCAGTTCTTATCGACGCTCGCAATTTCGAACAGGGCCGAACAGACGGCGCGCAGCGGCGCACGCGCCGGGCGGCGGACGCCTACGCGCGAGAGGGCGATTACGACGCCGCCACGCGCGAAGTGTTCCAGACGGATCCGGAACTAGCAGGCCGCTACCGCGAGCAAGGCGAGTTCGAGCAAGCGCGCGCCCGCCGCACCGCGACAGAGGAATACGAGCGCGAAGTCGCGCCAATGGTGGCGCAGGGCAATTATTCGCAAGCGATCGAGACTGCCGGCGAACGCGGGCGACCAGTGGCGGAGATCTCCGCACTACAAACGCAATACCGCGCGGCATCAGCCGAACAGCGCGCAGAGTTCGAGCGTCAATTGCAGGTGCAGACGCGGTCGCTGTTGGGCATAGCCGAACTGCCGGACCCAGCCCAACAGCAAGCGGCTTACACACAGTGGCGTGCGTCTCTGCCGCCAGAGGCGCAAGCGCGCGTGCCGGAGCAATTCAGCCAAGGCTACGTCCGGCGCCGGCTGCGCGAAGCGATGACCATTGAACAATTCCTCGACGAGGAACACCGGACGCGCCAGCACGGCGAGACGGTACGCCACAATCAGGCCATGGAAGCCAATGCGGTCGCAGGCACGCCGTCGACAACGGGCCGGCGCCAGCAGCAAACCAATGGCGGAACTGTCTTGATGAACAGGATTGCCGGCACCGAAAACGTGCTGACGCACATTGCACGGGCGCGCCAGCTCGCCCGCGGCAATACGGGCGTCGGCGGGCTCATGCGGCACTTGCCGGCCACTGAGGCCCGCGACCTTCAAGGCATCTTGGACGTCATCCGCGCGAACATCGGCTTTGATGCTTTGCAGGCCATGCGGGAAGCATCGCCAACCGGCGGCGCGCTTGGTCAGGTCACAGAGCGCGAATTGGCGCTGCTGCAGTCGGTCGTCTCGAACCTCGACCAAGAGCAAAGCACCGCGCAATTCTTGCTCAATCTGCAAGCGGTCGAGGATCAGTATAACCGGTCAATGGCCGCAATCCGCGCCGCTTATGAGCAGGACTACGGCGGACCCGGCTCTGGCCAAACGACGTTCAGCGACATTCCGCAGGAAGCCATTCAGCAGTTAGCGGCAAGTGATACGCCAGAGATGCGCGCCCAGTTCGACGAGGTATTCGGGCCAGGCGCGGCCGCAGCGGTGCTGGGCCAATGACGAACCCATTCGCGCGCTATCGCGCCCCGCCGCCACCGCCGCCACCGGCTCCGTCCGCGCCGCCGCCACCGCCTGCGCCAAGCGCCAATGCGTTCAGCCAGTTCCGCAGAACGGCGCCGCCTGTTGCACCGCCAGCGCCGCCGCCAATCGCACCGACGCGCCCGACGCGAGATATTCCAGCGCGCCAGGCGAACGTGCGCACGCCGACAGATGAGGACGGCAATCTCGGCGATGTCATCGAAGGCATTCGCCGCATTGCCGCGCCGTTCGTCGCCCCGTGGGAAATGGTGGGCCGGCACAATCAGCGCGACCAGCGCAGCACGGCAGAGGTGTTCACCCGCGCCAGTCGATACCTAGAAGGCAGCGGGCGGCGTCAGGATGGCGTCGGTGAAATCGCTTACCAGAGCGTGCCTGAGCGCGACGGCGAGGATGTCCAATGGGAAGGCGGGCCGCTGTCCGGCGTTCTCAACGCGATGCCGGCGCCGGTGCGCGCGTGGCTTGATGCAGAGGGGCGAGCGGCGCGCATCGGCTTTGGACTGTTCCTCAACATGAACGAGGAAGATCGGGCGCACACTATCAGCAGCAACGTTCCGACCGCGCAATTCCGCCGCGACGAATATGGCAATCTGCAAGTGCGCTTTGCTGAGGATACGCCATGGGCGTACATCAACCGGCCCGGCGCATCGGTGCAGGACGCACAAGATCTCGCAAGCGTCATGGCGCGGTATTACCCGGCGTCTCGTCTCGCCACGCTTCCAACCACGTTCACGGGCCGCGCTGTTATGTCGAGCGGCGCCAGCGCGGCGACTGAGTACGCCAGCCAACAAGCTGACGACTTTGTCGGAGGGCCGGAGGGTGTTCGCGGATCTGATGTCGCTTTGGCCGGCGTCACTGGCGGCGGCGGTCAAATGGTCTTTGACGCCGGCGCAGCAGCGTATCAGATGGCGCGCCCAACCATTCGCCGCATACTCGGCAGCGGCGCCGACGCACCGTTGCCAGCGCCTGGAAGCACCGCCGCCGCGTACGCCGATGAAGTAGCGCCGCCGCCGCCAAGGGACTTTGCCGCCGAGCGCGAAGCGATCGAGCAACGCGCCGCCAGCGATTACACCTCACAAACCGACCAGACCTATAACAGTCGGGTTATGACGACGGTCGACCCGCTGGCCGGCGTTGATGACGCAATGCAGTACGGCGCCGGTCGCACGCGAGAGGATATCCGCGCCGCATTGGCGCGTGGTGAGCCGGTTTATATCAGCGACGAAGGATATCGGCCCGTTGTCGACGGCGTGCCTGCGACCGGGCTTGGCTACGTTCGCCGCGTTCAGAGTATCGACAATAACGGGCGCATCACCTGGGCCGATAGCTGGCAGGGTGGCGTGCCTGATGACGGCCTTGTCGTTCCGGCATCGCCTGCTGCGAGCCAATTGAACGGCGGGCAAGAACGCGTAATCGATGATTACATACAGCGTACCCGCCGGGTTGAGCAGGAGCGCCGCGCTGCGCTCGCACGCCTCGATAACGAGGAGTTCGGCACAGACTTTTCCCCGCCTTCGATCCTTCACGATGCGGCGCGCGCCGCGATGGCCGAACATCGGCCTGTGTTTGTCTCGACGCCAAATGGCGTGCGTCGCGTGGCGCAGGTGATTGACGAAGGGTTTATCGACGACGCGGGCGAGTTCATCCCGTCTGCCGGCACGATTGCGGAAATGACGGACGACGGCCTGTTGTTTTCTACACCGCCGCGCCCGACCGCCCGACAAACTCAGAGTGCGCCACCGCCACCGCCGCCGCCACCGCCGACCGGCCCTGCCACGGCGTCCGATATTTACGAAATGTCGGACGAGTTCGGTATCCCGGTAACCCGCGGCGAAGCTCGCCAGGATGTGACGCAGCGAACCAAAGAGTTCGATATGTTGTTCGGCGCCTATGGCCCTGGCGCGCAACGGCAAGCGGCATCGTTCCAAGACCATCGCGCTCTTGCGCTTGACGAGGCGGGCCGGCGCATTGCCGCGCGTGGTCAAGAGCCTTTAGCGCGCAATGTCGATGACGCCGGCCAAATCATTCAGAACCAAATCCGCGAGCGCCATGCCACGCTGACGCAGAGCATTAATCAGGCGTACGACGACGCCATGACGGCCCTTTCAGAGGTGCCGGTGTCGCGTTCAGCGGGGCAGACCCTTGGCGAGATAGTTCATCGCCGGCTGATGTATGGCCGCGGCAACCTCGACGAAGGCATCGAGGAACTGCTTCCCACTACGGGCTATGACCCCGACATCATGCGGAATACGACCAAGTCGCGCCCAGGAACGGCGCTCCGCATGCTCCAAAGCCTGCAGGATGAAATCGTCAGCCGCGCCGCGCTTGGTCGCAATCAGGTCCGGTTCAGCCACGTTGAGCGTGTCCGGCAGCGCCTGCTGGAATTGCAGCAAGACGCGCATGCTGCCAGCGACCCCGACACTTACGCCATGGATCTGATTATCGAGGGTGTCGACGATTGGTTGCAACCAGCGCTCCGGCAGCCCCCAGCCATGCGCATTCGGACGCAAGGCCAAGCATTCGAAGCGGCAGAGCAACAACAGCAGCGCGAGCGCGCGGAACAAGCCATTCTGCGCGCCCGCCAACTTTATGCACAACGCGAGGAATTGTTTTCCCGTAGTGGCGCGAATGACCTTGCGGGCCGCACCATGGAGCAGGTGCGCGGACTTGATACGACCGGCACGAAAACCATCGACCTCATTCTCGGCGCCGGCCGCGTGCCGCCAAGTCAGGCCATGGCGGCGGTGCAGCGCATTGTCGACATCGCCAACCGCTCGACGTCGCGCGGAACGCTGGCAACAGCAGGAGAGCGGACGACTAATTCGGCCCGGTTCGAGGGCGGCACAGCGCATCCGGCGCCGGAAATCCAAGCCCTGCGCGAAGCGCTGTTCATGCGGATACTGGAGCCTTTGCGCACGCGCGGCCAAGGCAACCAAGTGCCAATTCAGACCATCGTCAACAATCTGGACACGGCCATAAACGGGCCGGGCAGGGCAATCACGCGCGCGATGTTCACCGAACCAGAGGTCGTGCAAATTGAGCGATTGCTTTCGGTGCTGCGCTATTACACGCCGACGACAGCATCGCGCCCGACTGGCGTCATGGCGGCTCGCCTATTGGGCGGGTCTGTCGACGCGATTGTCCGCATGGTCGGCGGCGCGCCTGGCGCTTTGTTGCGCGGGCTGGTTGGGATCATCAATCCAGGCGTGAAAGACGCAGCCGGCGATATTGCGGCGCGGCAAGCGTTTTCGCGCCCGATGCTGCAAGATGGCCTGCCGACGACACAGTCGGGCTCGGCATACGGACAACTCGCCCGTGACTATGGCGTCGACGACAGTGGTGTCGACGCGCCGCTCGACCTCCCGCCGTCGACCGCAGAGCGCGCCTATAACGTCGAACCGCAGAGCGCGGCCGGCGCTTATGGCCAGAACATCGTAAGCGGCGACATGGGCGAAACGATCACGATCGAGGTCGATGGCCAGTTCTACAACATCCCGACTGTCATCAACGGCGAACGCATGAACGTCTCGACGGCGCTGCGCTTGTGGGAGGAAGGCCAGAACCCAGAGCTAGGGACGTTCGCAACAGAGGACGAGGCAACCAGCGCGGCAAGAGATCGCCGCCGCCAGCGGGCCGCTGGTGCTGAACCGGCGGGGGCTTACTGATGCCATATTACCCCGTCCCGACCAGCAGTGACGATCGGCGCAAGGACTCGCTCGTTCCTGAAATGATGCGCAACGTAATGTTGGCGCCCTTGGCTGGCGGATCGCGGCGCGGGCGCGGCTTCGCTGCCGTGCCGCGGCCCGGTCTGGTTGCCCGCGTGACGCCGAATGCGGTCGGGCTGTCGCGTGGGCTGTTTCACGAACCGGGATTCCACAACAGCGTGTTGTTCGCAATCAGCGGCGACGGGCTCTATTCGATCACATCCGCATGGCTGGTTACTCGGCTGGGCGATGTCACGGGCGCCGACCCTGCATTGCTCGACGCGCTGCTTTCGTCGCTGGTGATCGTCGCCGGCAACAACGTGCTGGAGTGGAACGGAACCGCGCTGACGGTTTCGACAGACGCGCACACGCCAAACCCAGCCTATACGCTGGCCATGCTCGGCACGCGCGCCGTCGTCAGCCAGCGTCACACAGACATCGAGGCGTGGTCGGCTGTCGCCAATTCACTTGATTGGCCTGCGCTGGCGTTCGCGTCGGCGGAGGCGCGTTCAGATCCGATCGAGGGGCATATATCCGTCAGCAACGTGCTGGTGAGCTTCGGCACAGTCACGGCG